ATCATCTCGCGGCTGGCATTTTCCAGTGAGCCAGTTGTACTAGTCTGTGGCATCTTATGCCCTCCTAATTGTTAGACGTTAGGCGGTGATACTGGTCCGCCGTGAGATTGACGCGGCCTTCCATGTAATCATCCAGGATCCGTTCCCGGCTCCTGGACGCTCCAGCCGAACTTGCGCCCGAATCATATTCTGCCGGGGCCACACGGCCCTTTGCGACTTGCTCGTACTTCCCTCGCAATTCGCGTATCTCAGCTATCCGACGAGCTTCCCGTTCCATACTTGGGGGATCAGGTAACTTTTCAAGCTCCTCTAAGTCAGTGATACCCAGTTTGTAATGCCGGGCATAATGCCGGGCCGCATTGTATCGACCCTGCTCGAATTGGAGTTGCTGTTGATGCTGAGTTTGCAAAGCCTGCTGCTGTTCTGCGTGCTGACGAGCTTCAGATGCCAGCCTTAGCGCCTGATCAGGCATGAAGCCTTCATCGATCAGTCTCTCTTTGTACGCTGATTCAGCCTGGGCAACCTCTTCCTGGTACTGCTTCATCTGGGCCTGTTGATGTTGCTGTTGATACCAGGCTAACTGTTGCTGAGTCTCTACCTGAGCTGTACGAGATACAGACGGCGTAGGAGGAGGAGGAGCTGGTACTGGTGATGGGGGTAGATCCGGTGCTGGTTCCACGACCTCAGGCGGGATATCTACTGGTGCCTCAGGAGTATCTGTAACCTCTTCAGCACCTAGTAAAGGGGCAGCAATATCGTCAAGGTCCAACTGTGCAGTTGGATCTGATGCTGCCTCTATAGCTGCAAGCTCCGTATTGATATCATAGTCAACCGGGAGATCGAGCTCCGCTTGAGTCTCTTCAGGGACTCCAGGTGTAACCATATTTACCCTCCAACAAAATAAAACACCGCTTAAACTGACCTCGTTGGGCACAGTGCAAAGCGGCGTCTCGGCGCACTAACTATATGTCGGCTGGCCCTACTTTACGCCAACCTTCTCTCTCCGGTCAACAACTACTGTCTCATGGCAACGTGGACATTTGGTAATGAACAAGCCTTCAACGTGATCAGCTAGCTTCTTATTGCACCCTGGACAGCGTACTTCGTTCATGAGCTTATCGAGCTCCTGCAACGATGCGCTCTATGTCAACATTCGGTAGCCCTTGGGCTCCCCCGGCTCCCTGGATATCTTCGAGTCTCTGTTCCTGGTGCCCCCAGGCTTCATCATGCATATATGGACCAAAGTCGTGCGGCCCACCTTCCACCAGACGGTCAACCGATTCACTATAGGCTCCTTGCTCTGGCGGAAGCATATAGAAAAGTCGATGACTGATCATCGCTAGGTCTTTACGTCCCATCTCGATGAACATCTGCTCACGCATCCTCTGAGAGCGTATTATGCTATCTTTGCGAGCCCCGCTAACCTGAGACAACACGAACCATGGCACCGGCCTTCGGTTCGTGTTAGCAATAACGTGTTTGGCCTGGTCTACTGTCCAACCCCAACCGCCTTGCTCGACTGCAAGGTTAGCTTTAGCCCTGAATAAGCGACTGAAGATCTCGTCACCATTAGGCATCGAGATGCCTTCAGCATCTCGTACCCGTGGGTGACGGAAGAGCTCATAATACTGGGCCATAGCACGTTTCATCGGGTCAGGATCGTTTATATCGTTCTTCCCAAAGTCTTCTTCTTCAGCTGCCTGACCCCGTCTTCCAGAGAACTTATCCTCGACAGACTTCCACTGCATATAAGACAAACCACTGCGAGGAAGACTCAAGAGCTCCTTCCTACGTTTTATTTCTATGTTGTCAAAGGTAGAAGTGCCATCATCAACCAGCTCGTTGACCATCCATTTGATCATAGGCGGCTGATCTGCATATACACTTTCTTCACCGCCTGTAATGTATGACACAGCCCGGTCTCGTGGGTTGAAACTGGCACGGGCCCCGAACATCTCCATAACAGCTGATTCCCAGGTCCTGGACTCCAGGAAATGCTGCAAGGCGAACGGCGCCGAGTTCTCCATGTAATGAGTAACGAAATCTAGTGGACCATCCGGATCATCGAATGGCAGGATATCAATATCATCAGTAGCAGCTTCGATGGCAGTACCACCTAGAGTGATACCAGGAGCACCACGACTCATGAAGAAGTAAACAAAAGGATTCTTCATCATGTTCGTACTCATCAAGTCGCTGAATTCTCCCCGTTGACCTGACAACAACCCCATGACCGACCAGGAGAACTGCATCAGAGCTCTCATCTGGCCTCCAACACCTATCCAGTCTCCATTGATCTGATAAGACAGGAATCGCCGGCCATTCAGAGGGTTCATGCCCTGCTTGATCTCGTCCCAGTCTTTACCCATCCCTAACCCTGCAAGGGTGTACAAGCCAAATACACCAGCGATCATGTTTCGGATGGTATTGAAAGATTCAGTCTGACGAGCACTAGCTCTTCCAGTTACTTGTCCAAAACCTCCAGTAAGGAGAACTCCAGGATCAGCGACCATTGCCTGGATCGCATCACTAGTCAGTGCCAGAGTCGAACGCAGCAATCTAGGAGAGAATGCTATCCACATCCCTTCTATCCCTCGCTGGGTTGGGCCTATGCCAAGCCGGCGGCTATCCAAGCCACCAGTCATGTTCCTTATATACGAGAAGAGCTCATTCTTATTGCCTGCCCACTTCTTGTTATTCTTGAGAGCCTTATAGAGCAGTACACGAGAGAATCCTAGACCTGTTTGATAGCTGGTCTGGAACCTACCTAATGTCTGCCGGCCAACACCTCGACCTAGTCTTAGACCCTCACGAGCGTGTTGCAGTGCCGCTCTCTTGGCACTATTCATGTTCTCTGGGCCTTCTGCTTCTATTCTCCGGAGGAATGCATCAAAATCAATGCCCTGTCCTGGAGATAGAGCTGCAAAGAACTCAGGGTCTCCAACCGGAACGCCGTTTAAAGCTAGCTCCCAGTAGTCATCGATGTTATCCCGTACCAACTTAGCTTGCACTGTGGGGTCCCACCAGGCACGGTAATGGTTGAAAGTAGCGTTTACCCACGCATCTGGTCGTCTCCACATCACTGGCAGTAGATGCTGGAACGGCATCGCAAAGTCACCAACAGAAGCAATGAACCGACTGGTGTTAGCCAGAGTATTGAAAGTAGTTGCAGCTACACCAGCGTTATCAGGATCTAGCCCCTTGATGAAAGCTTCAATATGCTGTGCGTCCTCTGTCAGGAAGAACTTAGTCTTGAATCTATTTGGAGTTATTGGGTGAATACCTGCTTTGAGAGTACCGCCCCATAACGGGCTATGGTCATCTGTAAGCTGGATGTATTCTCTATCTCGTGCTCGATTGATAGCTTTTCTGTAGTTCTGCCGGGCCTGATAGAAAGCTATCTTGGCCCGGCTTTCATCAGCTGTTAGCCTCAAGACTTCGCTGGCTAAGTCAGCGCGTACAGTGCCTCTTTCAGCTCGTAAAGCAGCCTGGGCCCGGGATATATCTGCATCCAGTCCCAGGTCGATGTTCATATCAGCGATCAGCTTGCCGATCCGGGTCTGCAGTTCTTCACCGTACTCAGCTCTGACTGCTGCCTTGAGAGCTTTCTGAGCTGCTTGCCATGCTCCGAGCGCGTCAGCGCGTGCAGAAACGATAGCAGGATCTACCAGTTCGCTAACCTTAACTGCAAAACCAAGCTCTTCGATCATCTCTTCCATCTGATGATGACGTACCTCTTTCAGAGCCTGACGAACGTGCAGCTCCAGAACGGCACGAGGGTCCGACAAAAAGTCGATCCCGTGCTTCTCGTATACATCCTGGGCTGTCATCCATAATCTTTCGTGGTTGGGATTGGAAGGCTTCTCAAAGTTGTAATAGCGTTTGGTCGCTTCGTCGTATTTTCTGACACCCTTACGCGGCATATATACTTCGCTAACTGGTCGTAACCTACGGCGTTCAGTAAGCCCATTTACCTTCCGTATCTTTTCGACTTCAGTGTTAACTATATTGGCGAACTCTGCGATCAAGTGACGCATCTTACCGTCTAGCCGGTCAGCGTACTTATCAACATGAGCCTTATGGATACCGTTGTAGTTCTCCCAGATATCGTTCCACTGGATACCACTATCTCCCCAGGAACCAGTCTTCCAGTTGATCGGGATGTCCATGATCCCGGTACCTGGCAGCAACTTCCGTAACGGACCAGTGATACGTTTGCCAAAAAATGTCCGTGGAGCACTCCTGGCATAAGCATCCCAGACAGCCTGCATCACCACTTCTAGGTACTGGTCATCCGCTACCTGGGCCATCATATAGGCTATCTTCAGCTTCGCAGCTGGAGTTATAGCGTTGACTGACTTATCTACCCAGTTCATGGGTGTGTACTGGTAGATCCACTGGACTACAGGGTTATTCTCGTCAACTATGTCTTCCATAAGGAATTCTCTGATATGCCTGACATTTGGAAGACGAATGAACCCTTGTCCAGGTTCCGAGACGATAGTAGGTATCCTGGGCGGTGGAGGGCTATCAGCGAACCGGCCGATCTCGTCATCAGCCATGGGCCCGGCGCCCTGGTACTGTACCCGCTCTCCATTCTGAGCGGCCCTTTCCATGATCGCGTCAAGCTGTCGGTCAAGTTCAGGATCAGAACCAGGCCATCCACTAGAAGGTCTAGCTGTTCGTCCTCCTCCACCTATACCAGGGTCGTCATACCAGATATCACCCAGATCCATTCCACGAGCCCACGCATCACCTCTGCGTGGAGGAGCTTGATCCCAGCCACTTGTAAACTTCGGGTTAACAGTACTTATCTCGTCATATATCTCGTCTCGTAGACCTCTTACCAGGCCCTTGGCAGCATCACTACCCTCTTCAGCCATCAAGTCAGCAAGTATGCCTAAAGCGTTAGCCTCATCTTCCAGGTCCTGGCGAATGATGGAAACAGTCTCTTCCCAGCCTTCTTCCTGATCTCTGATGACCTGTTCCAGGAGCTGCTTGGTATACCGGTGGTCTCCCAGACGTTGCTGAGCCTCTAATGCCTGCTCAGTGACATTACGACCCATCCCCTGCATCTCAGCTTCAGCTCCACGAGCTATCAGTAAACCACTCCGCTCAGTAGCAGGCACAGCAGTCACAGCACTAGTTTCTGTATAAGCTGCTCTGCGTATTTGTTCAGGCGGTACAGTAGTTATCTGCTGATATGTAACATCCACGATATTGTTCAAAAGAGCTGTCAGTCGATCAGCCTCTTGAGCTATCTGGGCTCTCATGCGAGCAACCGCCCTAGGCGGTTGATTCGCTTCGCCGGCAATACGTTCGAGTAACCGCTTTCTCTTTCTGAGGTCGAGGATCGCTTCGTTGATATCCCGGTGCAGTCTTAGTTGACCAGACTCTCCAGTGTAATCAGCACGCATATGACGCTTGCGCCAGCTTCCGCCACCACCACCGTATTCACCAAACGGCATGATGGCGCCATTCTCCATCTTAATAGCCATCCGGTTATTGTTGACATCCCAGACGACGCCTCGGACAAGAGTATCTATACTATTGCTGCTACCTAATACAACACCAGGATCAGCGATAGTATCGCCAAGTGCATGGAGACGAAATACTGCCCCTGGTGATCTGGCAGGAGTTCCTGGAGTTTCCAGCATGGTGATCCAACCAATCAACTCTTCCTGGAAGTTGAATTCTTCTAGATTGTCTGCTTCCTGGAAAGCCCGACGGGATTGCACCATATCAGTCCTGATCTGCCATCTCCGTTGTGTCTGCGAAACTCCATCTATAACTACAGTTGTTTTTGAATCTGGTATAGATTTCATAAAGACACCGGATCCGCTACCCTTCACTTCTAAGAAATACTGCGTCCCAGGAGTCTGGTTGATACGCTCTAGCTGAGCGAGTCCTTCCATGTCGTCAAAGCCTATTTGACCAGCTTCACGTTGCCGGTTTATCTCAACTTTCTGGGCTATCTGGTCAGCATCTAGAAGAGGGGTCTGCTCGACACCCCTGCCAGCAGCTCCCATGTCCAGTCCGCCCTGGACTGGAGCTTCGCCGATCCCCATACCTTGCTGCATGGATGCCCCACGAGCTTGTTCTCCAAAATCTTCAGGACCAAAAAGCCCGGCTCGTTCCGGGTCAGGACGTGGTGTAGGAACGTGCTCGATGATATTGTCCGCAACAGACAATTTAGCAAAGTATTCCGGAGCAAAGTCTGGATCAGTGAAGATTAGATCGACTATAGCCTCGATTAAGCTATCTTCAGCTTCAACCCGATTGCCTAGTTCCTCTGCTCTTCGTGCATTATCTAAATAACCCTGCACTGCTGGGTTCTTTGACATCTTGGCACGTTGTAATAACGATTCACGCAAAGGTGTGGATCGTCCAGCATCGTCAACAAATTCTATCCCGCCAAATATAGCGTGACCGAGCTCATGCAGCATCGTATGAGTCGGATCTTGTGCGTCGACATTGATGCTGATGGTTTTTGTAGAAGGGGAGTAATTCCCTTGTTCCCCTAGACGGAACTCATATGGAGGTTCCAACCTAACTTCTTTGATATCAAAAGAACTCAAGATCCTTCTGATACCAGAGTTTGAGATCATTTCAACGAACTTGGCTTTCTGAGTAGGCAGTAGAGTTCCTCGTGAACTTAGTTTTACTCCTCCTATATCAGCTAATTCACCACCAGGTATAACTCCTGGCCGTAATGCATCTTTAGCATCACGTAGCGCATTTTCTATGCCCAGGTCATTCATGAAGCCTGCTTGCGCTTCTGGAATATTGGGGTAATCTGCAAAATTACGATTTACAAATACTTCGCGAACGCGATCCATGAAATAAGGGTTATCTTGCAATGTGATATAGTCACTAGCTTTCATCATGGCACGATGACCGTTAACATCTTTGACGACCACCATGAATTCGCCGTGCTGATCTATGATTGCTTGAACATCAGTCTTATCAGTGATCCAGGAGCTCATAGTTCCATCTGGGTTAAATGGATTCTCTGGATCTACCATTTCTGCGGGAGACTTGACTGTTGGCGTTAATGCTTCTTCAACTATGGCAGGAGGCGGAACTATTTCAGTAGGATCAATCATTGCTGCTGCAGTAGCTTTGCCACTACCAAATGCTGGACTTGCAATTTTGCTATCTAGAGATACCCATACTCTATGCGGATCTGTGCCGGTTCTAACCCCACCTATATGGGTAATCGTGTCGTATCCGTGGTTAATCAACCAGTCATTAACTGAAGCTTTATCACCAAACTGCTTAGTTAAAAACTGGTATAAATCATGATTAGTCCAATTCGATGGTAGCTCGTAGGTCCAATGGCCCTCACGACGGAGAATATCAAGTAATTCTTTATCAGGAACTGCATCGATATCTAAAAACTTAGTTACCGCTATATCCATAGACCAGACATTAAATGGTAGATCTGGAACTGGAACATCTAGACCCATGCTTTTGGTAATCGCATAACGGGATGCTACGGATGCACTTTCAGTCGTATAGACACCAGGACCGTATAGAGCATTGATACTCTGCGCCCCTTCATCAAAAGCATCGAATACTTGGTCAGTCCCGTGATAGACCCGGTGCACCCCTATCCCAGGAGCACTAGGTGGAATATCTATCGGCAATGGATCTGATAGAGGGCTCTCCTCTATAACTCTGACTCTTGGCTTATCTCTTATAATTCTAATGCGAGTCTGTTTAACATCTTCAGATACTATTCTGACTCTTGGAGTAGTGTCAGCCGGCGACGGGGCTGCTCCTCCCGGAGGAGTGTAATCTAACCCGTTTTTCACAGATTCCAGGAGGTTATCGAGCTCTTTCATAACCTGTCTGGTAGGCAAACTATCGATCGGGATCGCTTGTAGACCGTCGTCAATCTTCAATACCAACCGAGCAGCTACATCATCTGTGCCAACTAAATCATTGTAGACAGTGCCTAATTGGTCTATCCAAGCTTCCCATGCTTCTCGAACACCAGAATCCATTACACCATCTGGGTCATTGCCCTGGTACCGTACAAGACGTCCAAATGGATGAAGTAATTGTGCTGGATTATTCTCTTTTGCCATTTGTATCGGCAGCGCAAGATAGCCACTTGGACCGTCTATCTCTGTGATATTCAGACGCGCTTGATCAGCAACAAACTCGTCGACTACCCCTTCTGTTCGTAAACGAGGCTGGTCGATAGCCCCCACGCCCTCTTTGATCCCTTGACCCCTCATCCGACGTTTGATCTGAGTAAATTCTTGTTTGACAGCTCTAGCTTCGTTTTCTATCGCTATAGCATCAGCTAATTGTTTTCTTTCGCTCCTTATAGCCTCGATAACATCGTCAATGAGAACCTTACCTTCAGGACCTGTGGCTACAGGAATGGTCAATTGACGGTTCCACTCGTCAGCAAGAGGGTCTAATACTTCAAATGAACTACGACCACCTTTAGCTAACCTTAGAGTCGGGAACAATCTATTTAGAGTGCTATTTTGGATTTGACCATACTTGTCATCATATTGTTTGAAGAAAGCGTTAAAGGAGTTCAACCATCGACGTTTGGTAGTAGTGAATTGTTCGCCAACAGCAACTGCTTGTTGCTCTAACTCACCGACACGTGGGTCCAGTCTTATATATTCATCTTCAAGTTCTGCTAGAGATAACGGCTCTCGACCTGCTCGTGCTGGTGCACGAGCTGGCGTAGGAGCTGGTTGAGGAGCTGCTCCAGGAGCCGGTGTTGGAACCACCTCCGGACCTGGTGCTCGTTCATATGGAACTGCAGCTTCCTCGTCCATCTTCATCCGGTTGACACGTTCCCGGTAAATACGGAAGCGATCAGTTACATTGTTCTGACCTTTGTACTGTATGACTCCCAGACCGTCAGCTTCTAGTCTCTGGAATTCTGCAAGATCTGCTTCATCAAAGAACCGGACATAGGCGCCGGCATCTTCATCTGCTATCCCGTAGATGAATGCGATCTTCCCGGGCGGCATATTGTTGACTGATTCCTGAATGATCTCTGGGTTAGCTTTCTCCAAATCAGGCTTGATCTTGATGCCATCTTCAGTTTCTTCTAGAAGCTCTACAGCTAATTGCCGGCTTCTGAAAGGTATTTTGCCAGCGCCCTTAACTACTCCTCTAGTAGCTAACTTCAACAAACCCCTGGTAGTAGCAACAGCTGTACCCGCACCTATAGGTGGTCCAAATGGATCAAATGCAATCCCTAGAATGATCTGTTGCCACCATGGTCGAGACTGGAAAGCTTCTATAGAAGCTTTTTCGCCTGCCAAGTAGGACTCTTGACTGAATAGTGTAGGCGCTTCTAATTCATCCCAACGACCAGTTGCAATCTTGGGGATCTGTTTTGTCAGCTCCCACCCTGTCTCCGAAAATATATCCAATAACTCCCAAGGAGCTATGACGTCTTCTTGAAGACGAGCTCCATGCTGTTGAGGAGTCAATCGTGGCCTTGGCGTTACTGTAGGCATGAACTCAGGTATGCCAAGATCAGGAGGTGCAGCGCCTTGCATAGCTATGAATGCATCCATTGCTGCTTTGGGATCAGGCGCTGCAATCGGAGCAGCTGGTTGTGCCCCATCTCGTCTTTGTGCAGCTTCACGTATCAACTGCTGCAACCGGTCTTCGCCGGTTGGCGCCCCAGGTACTGTAGTTGGTCCAGCAGGTGATAACGGAAGCGGCATCGGAGTTGGAGATGCTCCCGGGGGGGCTAATGGAAGAGTCTCCGTTTGCTTACGGAGTTCTTCCATAACCATTTCCATGAAAGGATCAGGGGTAGGTTGTGGTGGTTGTGTAACCATCTATAGATACGAGAACTTGACTCTAGGTGCGAATCCGCTTATTCCACGTCCACTCATCTCTGGTGGCAATGCCGAGTACCGTTGTGTGAATGGGAATTGCTCCAGGAACTGGCTGAAAGTCTGGGATGGCAATTGACCTCCCTGCAGAGCACGGCCCTGGAGACCCAGGAATTCGTTGTAGACATTCTGGAACTGACCCTGGAAGTATCGTTTCGATGCCGGGCTAGTCCCGAAAGGACTGCCAAACATCTCTTCCTGGCGTTTGGCTTCTTCAGTCTGATCGAACCCTTCTGGCCTCTGGCTCCCAAGCTTAGCCATATAGCTGAGCTTGGGTTGAGATCCTAAGGTCTCACCACTGATGAAATCTTGGAATGGATTGGTAGCCATTAGATACTCTCCAGACTCTTAGATGCCAAGATCAAGGTCTACTTCCTGACGCTTCATGCCCTCAGGACTATTCCAGAATTGCTGAGAGAATACACCAGGAGCTCTAGCTAAAGGCTTCTGCCAGCCCGGGTTCTGTTTTGCACTACCAGGAGTGAACATACCCTGGATTCCCATTAAGTTCTGTTCTAAGGCCCACGGCAAGAAGCTTTGACCATCTACTCCTAGCGGATTCTGGTATCCAAATCTAGCTCCTGCCCGGGATATCGCATCAGTCAATGCTTTCCGGGCTTCTGGGGCTCCTCTAGTAGCCATAAGGAACGGCTGGGCAAATGCGCTTACTTGTTGAGCAGGCTTTCCAAATAGACTCTGATACATCTCTGTTTTAAGTTGCTGATTTGGGTCCATGCCCATAAAGTTTTGCGACAAAGGATCCATTGATAAAGCTTGACCAATATTCTGCAATGAACCAAAGAGGTCAGAGCCACCTAGTACACGTCCTGTACCACTAGCAAGACTTTGCAAGAAATCCTGAGGAGTCTGGTAGTTCATACCAGTCCCAGACAATACATCTCCAGCAACATTTTTAAGTAGATTAGGAAGTTGCATACTGTATTGCGTTTGCAAAGGTGCAGCTGCTTGTTGATAAGCTTGCTGCACTGTTGGCATTCCGTAACCAGCTTGAGAAGCTGCAAAACCAGGATATATCTCGCTGAAACTACGTTCCCCGGCCGGGTCGACGTACATTTCCAACATCTCTTTCATAGTTCGAGGAGTAACTGAAGGAGTAGGTACCGGCACTCCACCAGGTCCTGTTACTTGAGTTGGCCCACCAGGTACTTGGGCACCAGGCACTTGAGCTCCAGGCACTTGGGCACCGGGTACTTGGGCACCGGGTACTTGGGCACCGGGTACTTGGGCACCAGGTGCAGCAGCACTAGGTGCGCCCTTAATGTCATACATCCCTGGTACCGGGCTATTTCCACCGTATGCCCCGGTTAACCTGGTACGTTCAGCTTCTGGAATAGACCCCCACGCAGTATCAGTCAGCCATTGTTTGATCTGCTGGAGGTTGAATTTTTCAGGATCGAGTCCAGCCATGCCGGGTCTACTAGCCCAGATACCTGGGTTATTATAGAGAGCAGTTGCTACCGCATCGATCTTAGATTCCCAGCTACCTCCTGCAGAACCAGCAAACATACCTTCAAAAGTCTTGGCCCAATAAGCTCCTACATCCTGGCCGGGTTGTACATCTCCAAGGCTACCAAGGCCAGTTGCCTCCTGGTCTATAGAGCTATCTACAACAGTCCAACCCATGCCAGAAGCCCAATCTGTGAATTGCCCTGGCTGGGCACCACTATGAGGCGCTACGAACTTGTTCCAGATACTCTCCAGATCTATCTGAACGGCTTCCATGTCTGACCCAGCAGGTGCGCCATTCATAATAGCGACTGCTGCCCGTTCAGCAAGAGATGCTTTCTCTTCAGGAGTGAATCCACCAGCAGAGATCAATCGATCTATCTCTCCAGTGTCAGTTATGCCGCCACCATTCAACTGGTTCCATAAGTCGACATAACCAGGAGTCCATTCAGAAGCTAGTGGAGTACCATCACCTTCGATCCGTCCTTCGCCCGTTCCAGTCTGTGTCCAAGCTCCATTTAAAAAAGTATATGTATTACCAGCATCGTCTGTTCGTGTATCGCCTTCTTGATCTCCAGTCACTGGTGCTACTGGTGCTACTGGTGCTACTGGTGCTACTGGTGTTACTGGTTCCTCTTCGTAAGAAGGTGTTAGACCTTGTGTTGCGAGAGCTGCAGCCAGAGGATCGGGCTGACCTGCTTCTGCCATCCCCTGGGCAGCTACCTGGATAGCTTGCATCAAAGCATCTGCAGCGCCACCCACTTGCCCAGTTTCTCTGCCTATAGCTCCAGGATCTTTTGCAAGGTTAGCTAACGTGATAAGTGGGTCAGCTATTTGACCAAATCCTGCTGAGTAAGTCGCTGGTTGACCTGGCGTTGCACCCAGAGTAGTCGTTACATCAGGGCGGTATGTCATCCCAGGATCACGTACATCTATGCCGCGTGCAGCTCTCTCCGCATTTATTGCCTGATCTGCTGCAGCGTTATACATACCTGTAGCTTCATCTACAGGTATCCAACCAGCATCATCGCTCCATTCCATCCTTATCGCCATAACTAACCTCCAGGTCCGAATAGACCGAGTCTTCTAAGTCTTTCTGTATCACCTTGGGCTCCTGGACGTGGTGTCCCTGGTGGACCAGCTGGCATACCAGGTGGAGTAGGAGCTGGTGGTGGAATGCCTAGCCCTGCTGCCGGCATCACTTCTGGCCTCAATCCAGGTCCAGCAGCGCCAGGGCCGGGACCAGGGGTAGGACCTGGCCCTGCGCCACCAGGAGAAGGAGCACCCATTCCTAGCGGAGGCACACCAGGACCGGGAGCGCCGGGAGTTTGTCCTTGACCGCCGCCCTGCATCTGCATCATCATCTGCTGCTGCATAAGCTGCTTCTGCATCAATACTTCCTGCAGCTGGCCCATGTAGAACTGGGCCAGATCAGGACGTCCACGGTCTTCTGTAGCCTTCAAGATAGACCACAAAGCAGCCTCAGGCAGCATACGCTCGCCCATCTGCTCCTTGATCTGGTTCTCTATCTCGTCTGCAGACTGCAGCCCCAGGATCTCGTCGCGTATGACCACATCTGGGAGCAAAGGCTGTGGGCCCTCACGGGCCATCTGCGCCATGCTCATCTTGGTCATCTCGTCCTGAGGTAAGTTCCCCACAAAGTCGATCTCAGGAGCACCTACCCCATCGATCATCTCGTAGGTAATCTCATCACTGAACCACTGACGGTTATTAGCCCAACCAGAAAGCTCGATCGCATCGAATGTCCCGCTTGCATACTGGTCAGCTAGCATATTCGATATCTGACGGTAACAATCTCTCAGAGCATCGATACGCGGCTCGATGACTGTCTGGATACCCTGCCTCAAAGTATTGATAGCGAACCCAGAAAGCTGGAATTCAAGCTCACCGTATACCGAGAATGGCAGCGAACCACGTTGTATCTCACCAGCTACGACACCCATATAGGCGCCAGTCTCTTTAGCTATCTCTAGCAACCCTAAAGGCTCTACATTCTCGCCCTCACCGAGACTTATCTCAGTACCAGCGCGGTACGGATCTTCGTCTAGAGTCTTCGATCCGTCCCTGGAACGCACTATCAAACCCTGCTTCTGGGCTCTGGCAACCATCTCCAGCATGACTGACATGGTGAAGTTATGTTTCTCGTACAGTTCCCGGTTGGAACGGAACAAAGACTCACCATAATCAGCGATCATGTCAGGATCTAGCCGGCCGTTGAAGCGTCCCTGCAAAGGTGGCTGGGCTCCGACCATACCCAGGAATACCGGTACCCGGTCAGCTCCATGTTCCTGGGGCTTCTTCGCAAACTTACCCTGGATCACCACACAGTTCTGTTCCCGGTCGTAGTAATCATAGACGTC